GCCCTTAGAATGTTAACAATCACATGGTCACTCCCATCGACAGTTCCATTTTCTATTAAGTCTTTTATAATCTGTGGAGTAAGCCCTAACTTTTTATAAATAGCTATGATCTTTGCGGAGTCACCAAACTGCATTGGTTCGGTGAACACTCTATTGTTCCTAAAAGATTCTGGAAAGTCAGCTACAGTTAGCTTCGCCCCCACCACTCCATAGATTCTTTCTTTGATCTTTTCTAACTTATTCTTCGTCCGTAAATGCCAACCATTCCATTCGTCTTGATAGCAACCGTGAGCCTTCATCCAACGGAACCAGTTATGTAATTCACCTTCGGATTTTGCTAGGCTGTGTAGATTTAGCATATACCCAAGCGCCCTCATCTCTGTAGGGTCTTCCGAAGCTGTTGCCGACATGCCATGTATGCAAAATTTCTGCTTAATTAAGCTTATTATAAGTTGTGCGTTCTGTGTGTATGGCCCTTTGCATTTATGTATCTCATCAATGAGGAAAAGGGTATTCTTTGGCACATGCCAATTCATAATTTTCTTCCCTCTTTTAGTCATGTGTGGGGTATTTCCTGTTCTTATCTTTTCGTAGTTGAGCAAATACGGGAGTTATCCCGACCTCTTCAAGCTCACGTTCCCATGCAGGGATAACGGATTTGGGGCAAAGGACGGCAACGGGTCTTTTAAGACGGAGTGCTAGGTGGGAGGCGACTACAGTTTTACCTGTACCAACAGAACTAGAGTCCAGTGTACATATATTGTTCTTTAGCTTCACTTCAAAAAAGGCACACACATCAGCTTGTGCGGGGAATAATTCTTTCATTCCTCCAAAGTAAAAGACCTTGACCAAAGGTCAATAAAAATTTTAACTTACTCTGAAAAACCCTTTACGAAGGTGAATTCTCTGCGTATATAGCGGGCTATTAGGAAAGCGTCAATCATCCCGTCATGGGGTTTAGATGCTCTTTTGCTCTTTTGCCAGCATTCTTCTGGAACAAGTACGGTTGCTTTGATCAACGCCGCTTTTTTTGTGTCGTGAGATTGCAGGAGGCTTCCTAACATCGAGCGTTGCCAGTTCCTGACTTGAACACAACGGGACTCCCATTGGCGGCTTTCAGCTAGACCTAACAGTTTACCAAATGATATCCCCATTGAACGCACAGCTTGGGAAGACTTCGCATGGCGCAAGGGTTCTTCGACGGCAAAGATAAACTCAGACTCTAAAGACGTAACCCATTCGTATACCGCCCTCGTGTCTACTTCGTTCTTCTTACACCGATGCAGTGTGGGCATCACAGTCTTTTCAATAACTGCTCCCGTCTCTTTTGAGATGGCGACCAACCCTCCGTTAAGCCCGTTATCAACTCCTATAATCACAACTCTCGACTGCCTTTGCTGATATTAACATACCATCCCCCGCTTGGGGGGCTAACACATCCACATTTTTAAGCAACATTTGTAGGTAGAAAACTTCTCTAGCTGAGTTGGGGATTACTCTATAGAATTTCCCAACACGTTTTTCGGAGATATAAATAAACTCCTTCGCGTCTAGCTCTTTTCGAATCATAACAGTAGGATTATTAATCTCCTCCCTGCCCTCGAACATCACTCTTGGAAGAGATCGTCTAAGAAACATGGTGTCCCTTCCCCAAAAGTAGTTTGTAGGTATTCATATTCATATCTCTCGAAAGCTTGTTGTTTTGTTAGGTCGTAATTCTTTTGTAGAATGTCTACCGTCATCCGTTTAGAGTAGCAAGCGACAGGGGGTCTGCCATATTGTTCCGCTGTACCTATGTAGGCATCTTCCAATCCATTGAATAGGAGGATTGGGCGTTCAGGGTCTTCTTTAGTCTCAGGCATCTTCGGTTGGGTCAACATCGATTATTTTATCCTCATCTACTTTTTCAATTTTAACCGCCCCATTACCACGGTCTGCCTTTGCGTTGTTTAAGATACTTATATCAATCTGTAGTTTCCCTGAACCCCCTGCTGTCTTAGCATTTAAACCTAAATTCCTCCTTATTAACTGGTCTAACTCAGAAAGTTCTCTCACCGTACGCGGCCCACGTAAATTCTTTATGCTGTCCCGTAGTATTTTTATAGCAGAAGCAGCCATGTAAGACTGGTATTTATCTGACGGGGTCGATTGTGATTGAGCCACGTCCATCAGGTTTTTATCCTCTTCTACTCTTGCTTCCATCCTAGCAACCCTAATAGCTTCGTCGGTTTTACCCTCAAGGTTATCATCCAGAGTTTTTTGTAATGGGTCTTTGACCTCCTCTTCTTCAGGTTCGTCGTCGTCCAAAGAAGGATTACTTCCGTGCGGGTCTATCTTAGGTTGCGCCCCCGCATCCCTTAACCATCTACGAAGTGTAGATGTATTAATCCCAAGCTCCTTAGCTATAGTAACAAGCTTGTATTGCTGCTCATACATTTCAAGCGCATGTTTAAGCAACTTAGATTTTTTAGATTTTTGTGCCAAAGCAACTAACATATACTATAATATTATATAGATTTCAAATAAAATGACTCAAACATTACGTATTTATGAACCGCGAATAGATGCTAACACATCTAAGATGGACGTAGGAGGACAAACAATAAAGGCAACTAACACTATAACGGGGTTGCTATACGGTTTATCTAACCATGAAAGTGAGCAAGCGAGGGAATATTATTTCTGGAGGTTGTGCGACGAGCTTTGGAATAACGCTGACCTCCCTGAACCCTTGATGGTAAAACATCCTTGGGCAGAGAGTATGATTCAGGCAGTAATAAAAAACAAATATGTTTCAATCGGTGGTGCTGCTTCATCAGGTAAGTCACATACGATGGCCGCATGGGGAATCCTGAATTGGTTGGCTGCTCCGAAAGACACTTTAGTTCTACTTACATCAACCACGTTACGTGAAGCACGAAAAAGAATATGGGGTTCAGTGATCAGTTTGCTTACTGTCTTGGATGGAGCCCCGTTCAAGATTCGGGATTCAATTGGTAATGTCGCTTATATAAATGAGAACGGAACACTCATAGAAAAAGCTGGCCTTAGTTTGATTGCAGCAGAGCGCAGCAAGACAAGAGAAGCTATAGGAAAGTTTATAGGTATCAAACAGAAGAACGTCATCTTAATTGCAGACGAGCTATCTGAATTGTCTACCGCTATCTTACAGGCGGGTCTTTCCAACCTATCCAAGAACCCTTCATTCAGTCTAGTCGGGTTATCTAATCCAGCTTCCAGATGGGATGCGTTTGGTGAATGGAGCGAACCCGCCCAAGGGTGGGACTCCATCGATCCTAACACAGAAGATAGCTGGAAGACAAAGTGGGGTGGCCTGTATAAAAAATATGATGGTGAGTACTCACCTAATATCTTAGCAGGGAGGACTATATACCCTTGGTTACCAACACAGGAGAAGCTTGATGAGGATAAAGCCCTTTTAGGGCAGGAAAGCCGTGGTTATTACCGAATGGTACGCGCCGTATTCTTTGATGCGGATGAGGCTGACGGTGTTTATACAGACGCAGAACTGGTTAAGTCAGGCGCTATGGGCAAGATTGAGTGGCAGGGAACGCCTAAAGCCATCGCTGGTTGTGACCCCGCCTTTACCAACGGAGGAGATAGAACTATTCTTTATACTGGCTTTGTTGGTTATGATACTTCTGGTCAGTTTGTTTGCCAACTGGATGAAGCCATATCCCTCACTGACGATGCCACCAACAAAGCGATCCCCCGCTCGTACCAGATTGTTCGGCAGATAAAGGAGGAGTGTGAGAAAAGGAAAATAGCTCCCGTAGATTTAGGAATAGACTCAACAGGCGCTGGTAGCCCTTTGGCTGATATACTTGCGGCTGAGTTTGGGGATGAGATACTTCGTGTTTCATTTGGTGGTAAGGCTTCTGATAAAAGAGTTAGCTCTAATAGTAAACTTGTCGGACATGAACTCTACGTCAACAGGGTCACTGAACTCTGGTTCGTGGGCAAGGAACTCTGTAGGACAAAACAGCTATATGGTATTGATAATGAGTTAGCGCAGGAAGTTGTAGGCCGTCAGTATGATATGGTTAAGGGATCTACTCTTAGGATGAAGCTGGAAGCTAAGCCAGACTATAAAGCTAGGCTAGGAAAATCACCTGACTTAGCTGATGCTGCTTTCATCTGTTTGGATGTCGCAAGGCAACGTCACGGACTGGTAGCTGTAGCCCCTCTTGATACAGGAGACAAGGCACAGGGATCAAGGCGCAGGAGGTCTATCAAACAGCTATCAAATGTGTTAGGCAATCAGCCGCTCTCTTAGATTTGAGCGGTTGCCTTTGTCTGAAATAGCAGTAAATTTAGCTAACTTTTATACTTATGAACTACGACGCTCTGCCCGAAGAAGAAAAAAATAAATATGCTGCTAGAATAGCTGGATTAATTGCAACAGCTACTGTTGATCGTTGGGGTACAGATGAAGAAGGATTAGCTAGTATTATAAATGATATAAGAAAAATAGGCTCTTCTGATTTAATAAACAGGATATCAGACGCTAAAGATCCTGATGCGGCCAATACAAAATTTTTCCCAAGTGGACTTCGGGAAGCTATCACAGATGAGTTTACAGGAGGCGATGAAGATAGATTTCTAGGCGCTTTAGGTTACGCTTCTGATGATAAAGTTGGAGATAGCGTAGACGTTACGGCGTTTAAGAAAGAAGGAGAAGCAGTAGATAGATCTAATTATTCCATATTAGGAGCTACAGGAGATTTCTTGGGTAAGTATACCGCAGATAATAAAACGGCGAGTTTAGGAAAAGGAGAAATACCAAGTACATTGACGGTAGGGTTGAAGAAGATGATAAAGGCGGCGGCACAAAATAAGAAACAATCCAAAGCCCCTGTTGAGCCCACTAAACCTCAAGCCGAAAAACAGCCAGCACCAACCAAAAATCAACCCGTATCTAAACTCCC